CCCAGACGCTGCCGCCAGGTTCATAATACCTTCAATACTGTTCAGCATATCTCCGGTTTTCCATCCGGCCATCGCCATGTACTGGAAAGCCTCGGCACTTTCTGTGGCACTGAACTTCGTCTTGGCGCCCATTTCTTTTGCCTTATCAGCAAGCTGCTGAATCTCTGTAGCCGAAGCACCGGAAATTGACTGGACCTTACTCATTCCTGCCTCAAAGTCAGAACCGACCTTGATTGCAGCCGTACCAATACCGGCTACCGCTGTTGCGGCACCGGCCAGAATAGTAGTGGTAGCCTTAATCGCTCCGCTCGCCATTCCAGATAATTTGCTTAGTCCGCTCTGGAAACCGGAACTATCTATGCTGGTGTCAAATTTCAGCGTACCATCATAGCCCATGTTCTCACCTCAATTCTTCGGCTCAATCATCGGCTCATAATGGCACTACTTGATTTGTTTTCCGTCTTTGATTTTCAATTCGAAACGGGCATGACAATTTCTCCCTTTGCAGGAGACCATCACGCCCGAACACTCCGCCGTCTCTTCAAAAAACAACGGCATTTTATATTTACACTCCGGGCATTCCACCCGTATCATTTTCTTCTTTACATCTTCAATAGCCAGTCACCTCCTACAGCAGTCCCGTAAGGTCGCCGCCGTTCATAAGGGCTTCTGCTATTGCATCTACCTTCTCTTCCTCATCAGCAGGCAACGGTAAAGCATACAGTTCTTTCTTCCTGCGGTAGAAGTCTCTCTGCTCCTTCGTCATGGTCGCATCAATGTCTACGCTTCGATACTCCATAATCTTACTGAACTCCAGGTCAGAGGACAGCGTTCTCAGTAAAGCCTTAAACTTCCACCAGTGCAGATATTCAATATCCTGTAGGTCTATGTGATACTGCGTCAGAAACGCCGAATAGATGTAATCATCGTCATGCTCAAAAGAATAAATCCTTTGCACTCCCGTCGTTCCTTCTACTGCTCCGGCTCTCTTCTCACGCCATCGTTTACCACCGGCATAGAACCACAATAACCCATCCACCGCAGCATCCAGATTCTCCGGAATCTCCGGATATACCAGTTCCAGACCTTGCCTTGCTTTCTCAGCGTCCGAAAGCTCCTGGTCCTGCATCATCATTTCAAACAGAATGAAGGTACGGAAGTTTGTTTCTATCGCATACTCCGTACCTTCAATCTCTACTGTTTCCGGAAGATAGTCTACAAGCATGTTGTGGTTCATGAATTATCACGCCCACTCGCATTACCGATTGGCGTTACTACTGCTCCGTTCTTGCCATGCTTATTTTTCTTACCTTCCTGGCGTCTCTGTGCCCGGTTCATGTTGTACTTGTTGGTAATCGCATTTACCTGGCCTTTCATCTTACCAGCCTCAGAAGAAACAATTCCGAAAGCATCCATGCAGATTGCCAAGTTGTTTTTACCCTTGAACAGCTTTTCAGCCGTTCCGTCTCCGAATACCTCATCGAAGAAATTTTTCACGATTCCGCACATCTCCCGGATGCCATCCGCATTCGACAGCTCCGTATGCTTCTTGGATTCCTCGGCTCTTTTCACAACCTCATCCATGGATTTCTCATAAACCTCCATAGTATCTGCATCGAACAGATCTAACTCTAATTCCTGTCCACAAATTTTTAACATGCTCATATTACTTTACCTCCAAATTCTAAGCCGCAGCTTCTTCAAATGTCTTTGATTCTGTGTTGAAATATCCGTCAAGCGGATCGCCTACTGCATTGAGATTTCCACTCATGCTCTGTTTCTTTTCTCCGGATACTCCGCTCACTTCGGCGGATATCAGGAACTTTCTGGCCGCAAATGTATTTGCAACCGGTGCAGAAGCGTTCTGCTTCTGGTCCCATAACTCTACTCTGCAATACTCAAATTCTGCATCGCTGCCGGTTAAATGGTTTCTTCCTACATGGTACAGTGCGTTGACCGCATCCTGGCTCTTAATGAGTCTCGCTTCAAACGGAAATACCGATGTGTAGGATACAACAGAGGAAGAGGAAGACGGCTCACACACATACTTCTCAGGTTCGCTCTCTGCACCGAATGTTTCATCCAGAGTTGTGAAACCAACGCCCATCAGTACCCAGTTCGGCTTTTCAGATGTTCCGATATTCAGATAATCCGCAAACTGGTGTCTCTGTACCACTTCTCTTGCGCCACTTACATTACCTGCCATTTTTACTTGCCTCCTTAAAATACAATAATCGCAAGGAAATCTGATACCTTGCGTTTTTCATAGCTCCATCAAAGATATATCCAGGGGAAAGAACCTCTATCTCTTCTGCACACATTCCTTCCGGAAGCTCCGGGAGGTTGCCTGCCATACTGTTCTCCTCTACCCAGTCCGCAAATTCTTCATAGAACGTGCTGTTCTCTATGTTCTGTACCCGGTCCATGCTGTAAAACTCCCTGGAACCGAACTGGAACTGATACTGCCGTTCCGAACTGCCGTCTACATATCTCTGGATTACCGGGTCGAATATCCCGGTCTCTATGGTGTACTCTACTGGGTCTGGCCCAAGGGCATCTACCCGGAATACACCGTCTTTCAAAAGAGGGCATTTCAGAAAATACTCTGTTATGCCCTCCAGTACACTATTTACTTCCATGTGACCTCCTAAATCTTATCTGCTCCTCGCAGAATGTCTTCTTTTTCAGCCACCTTCATTCTCTCAAACCAATGTGCTCCTCGGTTCGCATCATACGGTCTGGTGTCTGCTGTTCCGTAATATTGCATGGCAGCATACGGGGCAATGTAATCTACCTCTCCACTGCCTACATCTGTTCCCAGTTTGCCGGATTTCTCCAACATACCAGTCTGGAACGGAATCCTCGGACTGCACCTTCTCAGCACCTCCGAATCTACAAACATCTGCTTTCTGCTGAACTGAGCATTCCTTTTTGCCGCAAATTCCGGGCTCCAGGTCAGCTCCGCTTTCCCGTTCCCGGAATTGATGATTGAACCTTTCGGAGTAGTGATCTTTTTCAGTGCCATCACGCACCCCCTATTCTCCAGTGCTTCGTCCTGTCGGTTCCTCTGATTGTATTGTCGGCATACTCTGTGACAGTCACAAAATCTTCATCGTGCTGTCTCAGCTTTGCCAGCTCCTCAATCGTCTCTTTCAGAATGATGCCCTGGCGGAAACTGAACGTATCGAACAACCACTGTCCGGCCACCACATACTGTCCTCGCACAATATAAGCTCCCTTCTGGATAGTCCAGTATCTCTCTGCCTCTTCATCTGACAGCTTCTTGTATTTTTCTTCGCTTATATACTGCTTTCCGGCTTCTACTGTCGCTGTGACCGGGATTCGGATTACGCATTTTGCCTTATCCCTACGGTCCGTGTCTGATACCGTCTCTCCCTTTGTTCCGTACCACGAAACGCCCATAATTCTTGTCGCACAGAGCTTTTCCCGGCGGTCTGATCCAATTCTCAGATTAAAGATAGTCACATCACTGTTTGTCATCATACTCTTTCACCCACCCTCTGTTCAGCAGTCCGGTGTTCGCCAGGTATGACCTCACAGCCCTGTACATCTCGTTATGCAACGCCGTATCATTCATGGCATCCGCATAGCTGATGGAATATCCATCGTTGGATTCTGACTTCACAACAGCTTCTCTCTTTTCGTTCTGCACTGCCACCGTATCAGCTACACAGCAGATTGCATCCTTAATTGAGTCTATAACCGAACTCAGCCTTGCAATCCGGCCAAACGTAACCTGGTTCACGAATGCTTCCGAAATACTCTCGGCTCTCTTGAAATCATTCTCCGTTTTTATCTGCGTGCCACCGTAATCATTCTTGTAGTATGCAAAATCCACATACGGTCTTCTTACGTCCTCCTGGACCATCGAAACACCCCTTTCTGATAAATTGGTAGGCTGCAAAGAAAAATCAGCTATTCGCCGGGTTTACGCCCTCCTGCGTAGCTGAATCTTTTTTGCCGGTCTTCTTTTCTTTCGGAGAAGATGTGCCCGTTCTGACTTCCGGCTCCAGGCTTTCAAGCGAATAGCCCATGCTTTTGTAATATGCTGCCTTTCTTTCGGGAATCCGGCAGGAACTCCCGTCTTTCGTTGCTAAATACATAAGCTACCTCCTACTCAGTTTTCTTTGAGCCTTTGGCTGCTGTTTTCTTTTCAGTTTCTGCCGGGTCTGCATCTCCTGTTGCGGACTGTGCCTGGACTGCCGCTTTCAGCTTATCATTCTCCTTCTGAAGCTCGGCAATCTTCTTGTCTGCATTCTCTGCATACAGGGTAGCCTCTTCCAGTTTGGCTTTCAGCTCGTCATTCTCCTTCTTGAGCTTTTCAGCAGTCGCCTTAATGTTCTCCGGCTCGAACAGCACATTGTCATTCTCATCCCTGATAATGTAGCCCATCTTCTTGTACTCATCGAATTTCTCATCCGGGATTCTGAGAACTCTGTTCTTTTTCTCAACTTTATACATATGGTTTCTCCCTTCAAAAATTGGCTCCATGCACACGCACAGAGCCAGTAATCAGTTTCTCTTATACACTCACATGGAAATCGATAGCGTCCATCTTGTGAGGCAGGATAAATACATCCTCGAAAGACTCCTCGAAGTAATCATACTTACCCTGGGAACCTGCGGATGGCGGGTCGAGCTGAGCAAACTCGTAAGAAATCGGTGTGATTACCGCCGCCGGATGTACCAGAACCATGTTGATCTGCTTCGCTGTGGAATCTACCTTCCAACCCTCGGTAAAGTCATACTTCGTCTTCATCATGTCACTCGGTACGCTCTCCGGAATCTTCACATCATCAATAGAATTGATTGCTCTCTTGATTGCATCAGAACGGCTACCTACATCAACGGTTCTGTAAATCTGCTTCGCATTGTTGATGAGCGTTCTGACATCCGGTGTCACATACAGAATTCTTCCGGCTCTCGGAACTCTCTTATTATCCATGTTCTTCATCATCTCATCAAAGACGGTCAGCACATTCTCCTCTGTCAGCACTTCACTGTGGGCTGTCTTCGCTCCGTCAGTAGTCCAGTCTGCATACAGCTTGGAAATGCAGTAAGCATTCATTTCCGGGAACTTCTGCTCCTCGTTGTAAACCTTCGTGATATTTCCGATTGCCACAACACCCTTGGTCTCGGCAATGTCTCTCGGATGTACCAGCGTCTGCCACTGTCTGTGATTCTCCAGGGTCAGCGGTTTCCACTCGTTGTTGTAGTTACGCTTTCTGGTTCCAATGGTGTCTCTGTCTCCATCGGTACGGCCAGTTGTGGAGATTGTCGGCACCTCGATAACTCTGGAATTTACCCAACGGAACCTTCCATTGTTCGGTGTCGCAAATAAGTCTCCAAAATACAGGACATACGGAAACATCTGCTCCAGTGTCTGTAAATACTCGGTTGCATAATTTAATTTCGCCATTTCATTCTCCTCCTGTTAGTTTTTGTCTGGCTGTCTGATTAAGTTGAACCCAAACGGATTAAACGGTGCTTCTTTGCCTTTGACTCCTTCGCCTCCGGCTCCACCAGTTCCGCCAACTCCTCTTGCAAAGAACGGCTTTCCTTCCTCATCCTCATGGGAATCGTCTTCCGGATCGTTATCATCTTCGATAACAAAAGCTCCCTTGTAGTCGTCATTCTCCATAAGGGACTTCATAAACTCATCGCCTCCCAGGAACTTTCCATCTTCCAGGGTAAAGTTCTTCTTTTCAAACTCTGCCCTTACACCGTTTTCAGCAGGTTTGCTTGAGAACTTATAACCACCCATGAACATATCCAGTGCATGAGTACGCTCCTGGGCTGCAAGCTGTGCGGTCAGCTTCTGTGTTTCCTGGGTGTACTTCGTCTCCCAGTCCTTTGCAGATTGCTTAATGCCGTCAATATCCATGTCCTTGTAGGACTGAATCGTTGTGTTAGCATCTGACAACTGCTGCTTTACTCCGTCCAGCTCTGTAATCTTGGCATCTAGTTTCTCCTTCGACACATAGCCTCCGGCTTTCACATCTACTACCTGGATTTTCTTGTCGGCATCAATCGCTGCCTCCAGTTCTGCATAGGTCATAGCCTTAGGCTCTTCGCCGTCCTTCGGGGTTCCAAAAAGTTTCTTCAAAAATTCGTAAGCCATTTCACTTACCTTCCTTTCTTCGTTTCGCTGATTTCGTTTAGATTCCGGTTCACTCCGGCACTGCTATCGTGCATTTATATCTCCGCACGCAAGAGAAGGAGACAGTTTATATGCCATATCACAGGGCAAAAAACAACAGCCAGACGTTCCACCAACGGACCGGCTGACTGTTAATTATTTTCGTGGTCTTAAAGGGTGTCTACGAACTTCTGAGAGTTCCCAGGACACGTTTTAAGTGCTTCAATGGTAAATTGTAAGGGTTAATACGTTACAGCCCTATACGGGGCAAATACCATTTAACCCATGGATGGGAGATAGCAGGATCACCTCCTTCCTACTCTTCTGTGAATACAACCCAGTCCTTAGCTGCCATATCTGTCTGAGACGGCGCCCATGGTACAATTCCTTTCGGTGCATTTTCATTGTCACTCACAAGCCCCGTAGTCACGATATAGACATACTGCTGAGTCATTTTGCTGTGTTCATCCGGGAACTGCATTTCAAGGTAAATTCCTTTTCCGTTCCAGCCTTTTCTTGCCACCTTGACACCACGTTCCAGGAATTTGTACGCATCCCCGAATCCAAACGTAGCCTCTCCGCCGAGTTCCGGGCAGTTCTCTTCATCTGCAATCTGCCATTCGTCAGACGCAATATTGTCGAAGGTGTACTCCGGGCGGTCTGTCTGGCGAATATCCAGTTCCTCCCCGTCTTTGGTGTGTATCATGATTGTTTTCTTCTCAGCATCCCAGTACCAGTAGCCGCCCCAGTTCGGCAGTTTTACCTTCACGCCCTGTTTCATCAGCATATAGGCATCTGAAAACATCATGGATGGTCCAAAATCAGCATAAATACAAGCCTCCTCAATGTAGATATCCTTGCAGTTTGCATGAACCAGGTCTTCATTGTAGGTACGGTCAATGTATTTCATCTTCTCCTCAACATTCGGATTGACAATGGTTTCTGTCTCTCCAGTCGGCATGTGGATATACAGGAAAATCATTTCCGGCTCCTTGCCTTTTCCTTTCAGCTCCTCATACTGTTTCATCAGTTCTTCTTTTTTCATGCTTATTTCCTCGCTTTCTTATTCGCCCATACAGCTTTTCCGCTGACTGAGCGGTTAAATGATACCAAGTTACCGTTGCCGTCATATACGGCTGATACCTGCGTTCTGGCAGTATCTACGCTTCGTCCGGTTTGCTTGCAGAAATCCTTCATCTGTGATTCTTTCTCTTTCAGCTTCACAGATTCTTTCTGGAACTCCTCTCGGAAGTACGCTCTGTCGGCTTCTGACTGAACCGTCTGGATATACGAATCATAGGCGGCCAGGATTCTCTTATACTCTCTGACCGCCCGTTCATATTCACGCTGCTTCTGCATACACTCATACTCCGTAAGAAGGTTCCCTGCAAACGAATACTTCGGTCTGCTATAGTCCTCCAGATCACCTTTCGTGTATGCCGGTTTTGAAATCCCCGGCCAGTATGGATAGAAGCTATGTCTGCAATTCCAACCACACAAACCGGCTCCTGTTCCATATCCGGTTGCTTCGTAGAAGTTCTCGTACCCAGGAGCTGTGCCCTCAATCTTGAACACCTTGCCCTGCCAGACTGAGTGTGAGGGTCTGGCTCCTGCATGAGCCGTTGTCTCGTAATACTCAG